GGAGGAGTTTCTTCTAAAGATGTTTTTGTTTTTTTATTTTCTTCCCTTTGTTTTAAAGATAAAGCAGCTCTTTCCTCTTCAATTGTAAGTTTAGCAATAGCTTTTTGTGCTTCTACTTGTTTTTTAGCATCCCCATCATCAATAGCTTTAGCTAAAATAGATTGAGCTTTATCTAATTCAGATTTAACCCTTGCAGAATATTCGGTTAAATATCCGTCATCAACTTTTTTAATTTTAGTACCTAATTCATCTCTTTCTTTTTTAACTGATTGAGCATATCGAAGAGCTTCTTCTCTTTGACGTTCCGCTTCTCTAACTTTAAAAGTTAATTTATCAATTCTTTTTTTAACTGATTGAGAATATTCTTCCGCCTCTTCTTTGTTATCAGATGTAGTTTCTTGTACTTCTGTTTCTTCTTGCACTTCTTCTGCAACTACTTCTTCTTCTTTTGTTTTATCATCTTTTAATTCTACATCAACGGGATCACCTGATGTATCAATCGGCACCATTTTTTCTGATTCCGACCTTATTTTTTCTACTTCTGGCATGGTACCTCCATGTTATAAAATGTTAGCTGGCAAAATATCTCTCGGATCATCAATGACTGCCAGTATTTCATCATCGTTGACTATTCTAAGTTCCCCACCTTCAATGCGAATTCTTGATCCAGCATACCTAGTAATAAGAACCCAATTCCCTTCCTTACACCAAGGACCATCAGGAAACTTTTCTTTTTCTTTATAACAACTTGGACCCATTTTTAAAACTTTACATACATTTGTTGCAATTTGAGATTGCTCTACTGTATCATCAGTTAAATGTAGTCCTCCAGAAGTTTTGTTTTTTAGTTTTAAAGGGTATAATACCATTCTCCAACCAGTAGGTTCTGGTACTTTTTCTAATTCTTTTTTTTGTTTTTCAGGGGTTTTTGTATCCCAAATATGTTTTGGGACAATTAATTTAGGTTGTGTGTTAGTCTTTAAAGTCGTCATCCAATTGCTCCTGTTTTTTTAGCAGGTCCGTGAGTTCCTGAGTTAGTTCTCTATAAGCATGTAATTTCCCTAAAAGAAGTTTATATTCTTCTAAAGTTTTTACATCGCTTGTTATAGCTGTTTCAACAGCATCTTGTCTAGTTTTTATTATTTTTTTTAGCCATTCAACGACTTTAATAATTTCCATATTATTCGTGATCTAACCCATAAATATTTTTAAAATTTTTTTCTAAGGCTTCTTTGTTATCTTGAGCAGCGGATAATTGACTTAATAACTTATCCATTTCCTCTGTATGTTGAGGATGTTCCCCAATTCCTACAGGATTTTCAAAATAAATTTTTAATCTAGCTGTAGCATCGGCTATAGCATGCTCATATCGTAACATTAAAGCTTTATATAAATCTGTTCCTAACTGCATGTTGCCATAATTTTTGCCAAACTTTGGCAACGATTTGGGGTTTGTGCATTCCATCTCGAGTCGAGCATCTCAGAGCTCGCCCTCGGGTAATCGCGTGCTTCAAGGGCTGAAATCATATTTTTAAAATTTCTCACCCCCTGAGTTCCAAGCTGAAACACCATTTCCGTTACAACATTTTTTGCTTCAATATGTAATTCTTGGATATGTCCAACTAATTGCTCACAACCTAGTTCGGCTTTTGCAAAATCTTTTTCAAATAATTGTAATAATTCATCTTTAGAGTATTCTCTACCTTCTTCAAAATTATCTTCCTCGGTAATAAGGTGGCCGTAGCCTATCGTGGCCTTCCCCAATGAGTCGAGGTAGGGTTTTGCAATGAACCCCTCGTGGTCACGTATTCTTTTTTTTAAAACTTCAGACATTTTATCTTGCTCCTTTCATTAGAACTCTTGTTGTTGGTGGTTGTCTTTTTTTATTAAGATTTTTAAATTTTCCTTTTAAAGGTATTTCTTTAGATTTTATAGGTCCTCCTTCTTTGTATTCTTTCGCCCATTTTTTAGCTAATTTAGGTTTATTAGCAAATAAATATTTTTTTTGTTTAGCAGATTTAAAAGGCATTACTTTTTAAAACCACGTAATGTTTTAGCTAATCTTGCTCTTTGCCCCATTTTACCTTTTTTCTTTGCAGCTTTATTTAATTTACTTGTAGGAATATCTTTTCCTTTTTTAACCCCTAAAGATTTACGAAGAGCTCCAGGTTTTTTAATGGCATCTTGAATCCAACCACCTTTTTTAGCTTTAATAACTGAACCTTCCCTTGATCCTTTAGCCTTAGGTCCTTTAATAACTGAACCTTCTCTAGACCCTCTTACTTGAGCACCTTTAATAACTGAAGTCTGAGCAGAACTTTTTACCATTCCCCCTTTCTTTTTTGTTTCAGGAACTTTAGTTCCCACATTTCTTTTTATTTGCATTGTACCTCCTGTTAAAGTTTTACCTTTTAAGCCTTGACCTGTTGGATCGCCAATAGGTTTTCGTGCAATATTTCTACCCAAATTTGCGGCATTCGCTATTCGTTGTCTAACACCCATTCCTGGTCCTTTAGGTATAGCCATTATTTTTTCTTAATTAATCCCATTGCGCCTTTTCCAGCCTTGATGCCGAAGCTAGCTGAGCAGGCGATATATAAGAGGTGTTTATAATAGTCTGGGAGTTGTTGCAAGGCAACAAAACCAGCTTCTATATGTACAGTCATTCCTGGAAAAAATACGAGCGTCGCTGGAGCCAAAAGACAAATTAAAATTAGTTCATCTTTCCACGAGCCTTTCATCTGATCTACTGCTGTTGTTTCCCATTTTACTTTCCCGGCGATCTGATCTTGTTTCAATTTAGTTGCTGCTTTAACTTCTGTAACTTTCAGTTCAGCCTTCGCCTTTTTGGTCTCGACGAAGCCACGGACCGTGTCTGCGGCCACGCCGAGTAAGGGTTTTGCTAAGAGTTGCCAGACCATAGTCTAGGCTCCTCCGCCCATCATTTTGGAAACAACAAAAAGAACAATAATTGCTACAATCGCAGCTTTAATCCAGTCCTTGATCGACCAGTCCGACCACTCCTTTAAATGTGCCCATAAATCTTTTAATAAATTCATACGACCTCCTTTTTTTAAGATGGCTAACTTACATTATGTTCGCAATTTTTGCAATCACATGATTGACAAGAACCACCATTACTACAATGGCAGCCATGTTCGCAATTTTTACAATTTTCCATCTCTGCTTCTTCTTTTCTTTTTAATATCCATCCATATCTTGCACTATAATGTGCAGCGACATTAGAAGGATAATCCATCAGAATACGCCTTTAAATGGAACTTTTTTAATTTGCATTTTACTGCGTTGTCCTTTTGGTCCACCACCTAAATTGTCTACTTTTGTTGGTCCTTGAACTCTCAGTGCTGCTGTTGAAGGAGCATAAGCTTTATTTACAGTAGGACCAGCATAAGGATTTAGATCGTTGGAGTCGGACATTTTAGCATTTGGATATTTTGATCCATTAATGTATTTGGGTTTTGGGTTAGTTACCATGTCATCTCCTTAATGTATTGTTGGTTTGTTTTCATCTAATTCTTGTAAAGCATGTTGGACAAAGAGTAAAGTCTGGTCTTCATCATAACCTTGTCCTTGAAATAATTCTTTTACTTTAACCATTAAAGCTTCAGCCATAATTAAAGCACATTGACGATTATTAATATTATTTTTAATAAAATTATCTAATTCTCTTAGATAAGTATCAAAAATATCTTGAGTCGTAACTTTAGTAATTAAGGTATTATCCACCATTTTTTATATACTGAAATCCAGGGCCTTTTGCATCTTTTTTAAATTTTTTCAAATTAACATTAGCCCTTAATTGAGCAATATCTTCTGATGAATCAATTCTAGCCCTATCTATTTCATCTTTTTGTTGTAATTTTTGTTGGTCAAAACCTAATCGTTGTTGATCATACTGAAGTCGTTGTTGGTCGTTCATTGCTCGTTGTTGCAGCTCTTGTTGTTTTAAAGCAATAACAGGGTCTGGTTCTCCTTCTCCACTTAACTGACTTTGTAATTGTTTTACCTCTTGCATAAATTGTGCCTCTAATGTGGCAATCTGCGCTTGTGTCATATCTTCAATGTTTTCGCCTTCGGCCACTTGACCCATTTGTTGTTCTGCTTGTTCTATTTGACCAGCTACTGCTTCTTTTGCTTTTAATGTTACATGTTCTAAAATGTGTTTATTTAAATCAACAGTAATTTGTGGCATTAATTGAGTAATAGGAGATAAACCAAAAACAATATGAGCTTGAATATGGGCATCATGATTTTGTCCTTCGTATGCCTCAATTTTGTCTTGATCAATTAATTTTTGATTTTCTTGTGTTGGGCTCATTGGTTCTGGTTTTTCTAACTTCATAATTTTGTCAATATCTTTAACCCCAAGTGCCTCATACATTCGTATGTATGCTTCTTTTACATTATGTAATTGTGGTGCACTTGTAGCAAGTTGTAATTGTGTTTGTGCCAACTGAATACGTTGAGACATGGAAAATATATTGGGATCAGCAACCGGAATAATATCTACTCTATCATCGAAGTCACTTTGTTTTATAGATCTTTCCCCACCAACAACCGCATACGGATATTCATTGGGTAAACATGTTTGTATTACATTGGCTAATAACTTAAATTCTTTTTGCATAGAGTAATACATTCTTTTGTGAATACTACTCATGATACGCGAACCACGTTCTAATAATGCAATAGTCGTTCCAACAGGTGCGCCTTGATTTGCATCACCAACTTGCATGTCAGCTACTTGAGCAAAGCGTTGACCTGCTTGTACAACAAATCCTAATAAATTAAATAATGTAGTAGAAGGTTCCTTATACGGAAGTGGCATTAAGCCCTCCCTAATAGCCCCACTAGGGGCATCTACATCTCTAAACTCTCCTGGTTGTAAAGGACTGTCATTGTCGGCGATCCGTAGACCGCG